ATAAATGATTTATAATTTATTTATTTAATAATTAATAGTTTAAAGATAATTTCGAAATGAAGAATATAATTTTTAAATGATTTAGAAATATTACAGATTTATTGAAATAATAATAAAATCTATAAAATATAAAAAATCAATTGAAAACATATATTTGTATAAGATTAAATGATTAAATGATTAAATGATTAAATGATTTAATATTAATAAATGATTTATATTTGATTTATAAAATATTATTTAAGAACTACAAAATTGTTTTTAAAAACAACAAATTTATATTTATTTTTCGATTTTATAAATGATTTTAATTAAATAATCGATAAATCATTTAATAAATTAAATGATTTATTAAATAATAAAATTTTCCTAAAAATATACAAAAATTGTTTGTTTTTATAATAAATTTGGTCTAAATTGTATTTAAGGGATATTTTCAATGATTTTAATAATATTGTTATAAATTTCAAAATTATAACTTTTTTTTCTTTTTTGAAGAAAACTAAAACTTTAAAAACCATATATGATTTTGAAAAAAGTAGTTTAAAAATATTTTAACAATTTATTTTTGATAAACTTTTTTCTAAAGATCATATAAAAATTGAAATTTTAAAATCGACTTGTTCAAGCAATTACAATTGTAAAAAAATATAGAAATATGTATTATTTTAATATAAAATATTAATAAATAGGTCAAAAATCCAATAAAAATGATTTCATATGATTTATTAAGAAATTGTAAAAACATTAAGAAATATTTTAACTGATAGAAATTCAATAAATTTATTTATAATTTCTATATTGTAAATCCTAGATAAAATGCATAAAAATGAAATATATAGTGGAAAAATGAGTATTTGTATGTTTTTTTCATCTTTTATTATAAATATTCTACTTTCTACATGTTTCTGGTATCTTTCATCCATATTCCAATAAAATATTGGACTGAGCGGGAATCGAACCGACAGAGACTATGTCATTAAAAATGTCTTTATGTGTGTCATATTGACTTGGTGTTTTTTTATTGATTGGTGTTAATATCGTATTTTATGGATTGCATTTGTATTGAATGAAAATTCATTAAATCCATCCATATTAAATCTAATTTCTTTCTTTTATTTAATAAATTATATGCATAATAATCTGAAGTTGAATTTTGAATTGGAGAAGATTCTATAAACTTTGATAAATAAAAATAATGTATATCTAATTGATTAAAATTTGTCATATTTAATGAATTTTTTCTTCTTCCAATTAAAATTATTCTTTTTTCTTCACCTGGAGTTAATGGTGGAGTAATAAATAATATTTTATGAGTAGATGCAAATAAAAGTGGTTCTTGTGGTGGTTTTTTTAATATTAAATAAGGTTTTGAGCCATCTCTATATTTTTCTAATAATTTTAAATCTACTTTCAATGTATCTCTTTGTTGATTTAATACGATAAAAGCATCATGATTAAATAATTTTGTTATTAGAGATATACCATCATCATTATTTACATATAAAATAACTCTTTTTACATTTAGTAATTTTTCTTCTTGTTTTAAATTTGATATTATTTTATATTTTATATTTAAATCATTTTCTAATTGATTATTCCAATCAAATATTGGTTTCAAAACTTTTATAATTGAATTTAATTTCAATGAATTTAATAATAATTTCCCTTTTTTTATGAATAAAGAATGTTCAATATCTAAGCTTTTTAATGGTGATAAATAACTCAATTTTTGCGAATTTTCTAATTGGAATAATAATTTTTCATCTTTCTCTTTAAAATTCTTTATATATTGATAATTTTGAATAGAAATATTCATTTCTGAGGGATTATTTTCATTTTCAATATTAATAAAATGTATATAATTTGAAGTTTTTTGAAATAAATCGTTATTATATGAATATCTATATATACTTATTATATTATCAAAATCATCTATTCTTGTCCATTCTCCTAAAATTTGCGAATGTAAAATTCCTGAATATTCTTCTTCATTATCTGCTTCCAGTTCACTTTCATTTAATAAATTTGATATTTTTAGTAATGGATATTTGTTTTCTAACCAATTTCTAAAATTTGTTTCATATTGAATATTTGATAAAATTTTCTTATTATTTGATTTACTTATTGGATTATATATTATTTCAAATAATGAAATCCAATCATAAATTGATTTAAAAAATGGAGTTTCAGTATAAATCAAAATGTATTTTGATCTTTTTAAATTATTATATATATTTTTTAAATATTGACTTTTTTCTTTTCTTCTTTCTAAAAGTTCTATTCTTAATCTATGTGCATCTCCAAGTATAACTATATTATTTTCAAAACTTGGAAATTTATCCTTTTTTGATGAAAATATTTCATATGAATACCATTGTATTCTATTTTTAAATAATTTAGTATTAATCGATAATTCATTTAATTTTTTTTCAAATTCATGTTTTAAATTTTCTAATGCAGAAAAACTTGTAAAAATAATCATATTTTCATTATTAAATTTTAATAAACATTCCAAAATATATGGTATTAAATCTTTTAAATAATTTTCACATTCATGATATGCAATTATACCATTAAAAATAAAATCAGATTCATTTAAATCATTATTTATATTTCCATTTAATATATCAATTCTCTTGGAAATATTTTCAATTAATTTTTTAATAAATAATTTTTGATAAAAACATAAATCAATATTATTTTCATTTTCATTTATATTATTTTCATTTTCATTTATATTTATATTAATTTCATTTTCATTTATATTTATATTATTTTCATTTAATAATTTTAAAGATTCTTTCGAAAAGATTGAATCTTTAATATTTTGATTTATAAATTTTAATAAATAAAAATTATCATTTATTGGATAATCTTGATCTATTGTTATTAAATTTGAATAATTTGTTTTATAAATAATTTCCAAATAATTTTCTGAAAGATTTACTTCATTATTTTCTATAATTATTTTATCTTTATCATTTTTTATATTTAAATTATTTAAATTATTTAAATTATTTAAATTATTTAAATTAATTAAATTATTTAAATTAATTAATTCTAATATATTTTGAATCTGAAATAAGAAAATTTCAGATTCATTTTCTGTTTCTATAAATTCGATTGTTTTTACTTTATTAAAATTATTATGAAAATAATTATTTAATAATTTTTCTAGATGCTTTTTCTCTTTTTTTTCCTTTTTTTTAATCCAATTATCAAATTTTTTAGTTGAAAACTTATTTTCAATTAATTCTTCCATTTTTAAAGATTAAAAGAAAATATAAAAAGTTTTTTATTCCAATCTCTTTAAAAAATCTTCTATATTTAAAGTTAAATTTTCTTGATTGCAAAAGCAAATCTTTTTTGAAGAAAAGCAAAATAAATAAATAATTTTGTTTGAAATTTCAATAATTTTGATTCTATCTTGATAAAAACTTTTTATAGAAGAATTGAAATATTTAAATCCATTTTCATCAATAAAATAATCTTTATCAAAATCTAAATAAAAACATTTTTTTCCAAGTTTAACTTTTTCTCGAATTCTATTATTTACATTCTCAATCCATTTATTTAATTTTTTACTATAGAAGCTTTCATTTATCTTTTTTTGTTCTTTTTCCACAAATTCCATACTATTATTTATATTTTCAATAGAAATAAATCTAGTTTCAGTTTCTAATACTGATGTTTCAATTATATCATCATGATTATATATAATTGGATCAATGATTTCATCTTTTGAACTGCAACAACCCATAAATAATTAAAATATAATTTTATACTTTTCTTTAAAAATAAAAATGATTTTTTATTTATTCAATTTTTCCATATTTTTGTTTTATGAGAAATAATAAATTATCATAACAATTTTTTCTTTCAATTTTTTCTTTAGATAATAAAAATAAATAATGATTATTATTATTTGATGTTTTTGCAAAATTTATATGATATTTATATTCTTTTTTTAATATTTTTTTTAAATTATTTGATGTTTCTTGATTTTCAATAATAAAATCTTTTTTAAAACAATCAAATCCTTCTTCTGATGTTATTTCTATAATCTTATTTAAATCTTTCATAATATTATATATTTCCTTATTTCCATATGTATCCTTTATTTTAAAATTATTTTCTTCAGAATTTGGTTTCTCGAAATTACTTTCTTCATAAGCAATTCCTTTATAATTACTTATTTTATTATTTTTTCTTTCAATATTTTTTAGTGCAGATTTTAATGAATATATTTTTGGAAATTCTTCAATTGACATACTTTACAATTGAAATAATATATTAAAATAGATATTTCGATAGTATTTAAATTGAATAATTTATAAATTATTAAATTTTTTAAGAATTTTTGTTAAATAAGAGATATAATTTATGTTTTTAAAATAATTTTTTAAATGAATGAAAGTTTTTAAAGAGAAAATAAATAAAAAATAAAAAATGGAATTTGGGAAATTAATTTATTGGGATATATGGAGTTATATATTTAAATATTGTGAATGGGGATTCTGTATGAAAATGAAACAAATAAATAAATCATTTCTGAAAAATATACAAAATGTAAATGAAAATTTTGTGAAAAATAATTGGGATATATTTGGATCAAAATGGTTTTCATATGAAATAGATCCAAAAATATTATATAATATATATTATCAATGCATGAACATTAAAAATTTCGCATTAAAACTACCAAAATTTGATTTGAAAGAATCTTTTTTATTGTATAAAAATGATGAAAGTGATTTTCAAGTAATAAATAAAAGTAAAGTTTTACGTTTAAATAAAAATGATTACAAAGGAACATATTCTAAAGATATAATTTTTAATAATGAATATGGTACAAATAATTATTTAATTGAAATACCATATTGGATTTGTAAAAAAACTGGAAAAAAGTATTTAATTACAACTTTTGGATTAAATTTAAAAAAATTAAAAATATTAACAAATTGCATTTATATTGAAAATGAAATCTTCATAAATGAACCTGATTTTGGACAAAAAGAATTATTAAATGATATAGAAATATCTGAATGGCCTTTTATAAGTAAATCATGGAATTCAAAAATTTTATATATAACGAATAATAATTGTGAAAAGGGATATAAAACTTATTGGTTAGGTCCACAAAATTTAAGAATATGTTCTGGTATTGAATTATATTTTTATGATTCAATGATATTAATGGAGAATTTAAGATTCTCAAAATATTTTATGACAAAAAATAAATTAGGATATTACCTTTATATAATTTATGATAAAAGAAAATATTTTAAAAAGGAAACAAGTTTTTTAATAAATAATTTAAATAATGATTCTCAAGAATATCAATTTTTAACATTCAATAAAATTGATAATAAAAATTATAAAATAGATTGGTATTACTCAAAAATAACAAATAAACATAATGAATTAATTAAAATAATATCATTTCCACAAAATTCAATTAAAATATCAGAATTATATGGTTTTCCATTAATAATATATAATAAATATTCTATATTATTAAATATTTATAAAAAGAAATTTATAAAAATAAATGAAAATTTATCATAAATAAATCAAAATAAATCAAAATAAATTATTTTTCATTGTTTATTAAATATTTTATTAAATATTTTATTAAATGCTTTATTAAATATAAATGAAAAAATAATATTATTTTTTTGAAAATTATAAAAAAAATTATTGTAAAATAGAAATATGGATTTCGGATGTTTTTTAATTGATGATAAAAATAATGATATTATCATATCTATAATTATTGAAACTATAAATATTGATATACCATATTGTGATGAAACAAAATTATATTTCGAAAGGGAATTATATAAATTAAGATTTGTTTGTAAAAAATGGAATAGATTAATGGAAAAAGTTTTTAATAGATTAAAATGCAATAATATTTATTATGAAATTTATTATTTTGAATGTGATTATAAATTAAAAATAAATGAACCTGCTTTGGAACATTTTTTAAGACAAACTTTTGAAGGAGAAAAAAAGAGAAAATTGATTTGTTGTTTAGATGAAAAACATAATATGATAGATCAATCGAAACCAATTTCTTGGATAAAAAGAAATAAAATATCAAATAATAGAAAAAGTGATAAAGAATTATCAAGAATTACAACTTTTATTTATTTTGATAAAGCAATATTAAATGCATCTATATTACCTTTATATAATGAAAAAAATTTATATTTATTTTCACCAAAGGGATTTTTTAATTTATTAGATTTATCAACAATAGCTCAATGGTCATCACCAAATTTAATAGATCCAAATAATCATTTTTGGACTTTATTTAGTGCAAAAGATTCAAAAAGAGTAGAAATATCAGAAATTTAATCAAATTTTAGTAAATTTTGCGTTGTAAAAAGTAAAAATTTATTATATTTTAATAAAATTTTTATATAAAAAATAAATGTTAAATAGTTATGTAAATAGAGCAATACTGATTTCTCATAAATTACTTTTTTAAAAAAAGAAAAGGAGAAAAGAGGATATATTTTGAAAAAATTTTTATTATTTTTTATCAACAATTTTATCAACAATTTTATCAAATAATTTATATATAATATAAATAAAATAAAAATATTTAATTATTTTTTGTAAATATTCATAATTTTTTGTAAATAATGGAAAATAATCACAAAACAACAGTTCCAAAGGATAATAATTGTAAAATAGTAAATAGTAAAGAAAGTTATATAAAAATGAAAAAGAGAAAGAGAGGAAAAGTAGATAGTCAAGAAGTTATAAAACTTGGAAAATATACACTAACATCATTATCTAGGGAAGAAAAATCTATATTTTTTCCACATAGATTGGAGTTAATAAGAAAATTAGGTGAAGGTGCTTTTTCCAAGGTTTATCTTGTTTTAGATTATTATACTAAGAAAAAAATGGTTTTAAAATCAGCACCAAAACCACAAGATTCAACAAAGAGAACACAATTATATTTAGAACATAAAATATTGAAAATCATGGCAAATGAACCCGGATTTCCAATGACAATAGGATATTACGAAGATGGTGAAAAAGTTTATTTATTACAGGAATATGTTCAAGGACTTGATTTATATGATTACGTAACTTTAGAAATACCATCATCCGAAAATGAAATTTTATCAATTTATAGATCATTTGCAGAAATAGTAAATAGCTTACATGAAAAAGGTGTAGTTCATAATGATTTGAAAAGTGAGAATTTAATAATCAACATACTCACAGGATCAATAACAGTTATAGATTTTGGATTATCTGAAATACTTGGAAAGGATAAGATAGAAAAAGCATATTCGAAATCTGGATCACTTGAATATATTGCACCTGATAAATTAAATTCTGATAGAAAAACAGGAAAATATTATTCTGGAACAAAATCTGACTTTTATAGTTTAGGTGTTGTATTATATATTTTATTATTTCATTATTTTCCATTTCAAGGAAATGTTGCAAGAGAAAGAACTAATTGGAAAGAAGATAAACCTTTAGATTTTGATCATGAAAGAAAAGTTTCAAAAGCATGTAAAGAATTTTTACAAAGATCATTATCAATCTTTCCAGAAAAAAGATTTAATTTTCAACAAATAATGTCACATCCTTGGATTTCTTCAAGAAGATAAAAATAAATGGTAAATTTTAAAATTTTTATTACTAACTTTATTATTTTTCAATAAATTGTATTTAAAATTTTTATATAGATTTTAATTGTTTGTATTTCAATCAAAGATTTGTTAGATTATTATAAGAAATGGAAAATATAGAAAATAAGAAAACTAGCGAGTTTTGGAAGAATCAACCAGTATTACAAAATAAATTAAATAAAAATGAAGAAGAAACAGAAATAAAAATGAGCAATTTAGTAGATTTTGAATTAGATAAAATTGATTTAAAAAGTTATAATTTACCAAGTGATTTAAAATGGAATTGTTTAAATACAGAAGATGATAATGAATGGAAAGAATTATCAGAATTTCTAAAAAATCATTATATAAATATTGGATCTCAATGGTCATTTTATCATAATCCAAATTTTTTAAAAAAAGCATTAACAGCTCCAGGATTTAAAAAAGAGTGGATTTTAGGAATAAAATATAAAGATAAATATATGGGATTTATATCTGCAATTCCAGTAAAAATATCAATTTCAGATGAAAAATCTAATGAAAATGTTATTATGAATATAGCTCAAGTAGATTTCATGTGTGTACATAAAAATTTAAGAAATAAAAAAATGGCACCAATTTTAATTAAAGAAATAACAAGAAGATTACAATTAGAAGGATTACAATCTGCAATTTATACTGGTACAAAAGAATTATCTAAACCATTATCTTATTCTGCATATTATGTTAGATATTTGAATCTTGAAAATTTATTCAAAAATAATTATATTTTATTAAATGATGAAAAAGAAATTGAAAATTTTAGAAGAAAATATAAATTTTCATCTGATGATTTATTAAAATGGATACCATTAAATGAAAATGATTTAATTGAATTAAAACAAAAATTCGAAAAAAATTATGAAAAAATGCAAATAAAACCAATTTGGACAATAGATGAATTAAAACATTGGTTTTTAACAAATAATTCATCTATAACTGATATCAAAGATAATGACAAAATTGTTTATTCTTATGTATTAAAAAATGAAAAGGGTGAAATAACAGATTTTACAAGTTTCTTCTCAACTTTTTATGTATCAACAACAAATTTAAATTCAAAAATAAGAACAGCATATTCTTTTCATAATTTTGGCGAATCAATGTCAAAAGAAAAATTAGTAAAACAATTAACAATATTAGCAAAAAATACAAATCACGATACAATTATATCATGGTCTATAATGGGAATAACTCCAGAACATTTGAAATTTAATAGATTCATAGAATCAAAACAAGTATTAAACTTTTACATGTATAATTGGAAAATGAATCCAGTAAAATCAGAAAATGTAGCAATGATAATGTTTTAAATAAAATAATTTTAATTTAATTTCTTTATTATTATAAAAACATAAAATCCAGAACAAAATATCACCCCACCTAGGCTTATTATTAAATAATATATAGGATAATTAAAGCAAATAGTTTGAAGAGAAGAGACAACAATAGATCCAAATCCAACAAACGAACAACATAAAATAGTATTCAATAATATAATAAACTTCCAAAATATTTTCCTATTTAAATCATTTTTAGGAATTTCATTTTCTTGAGGATTTTTCGATAAACTCAATTCCATTTGATTTATATCTTTATGTTTAAAACAATTCAATTTGCTTTTTAATCTCAAAATATATAATAAAAATAAAATAAATCCAATAAATAATCCAATAATAACAATTGCAGGAATGAGAAATCCATAAGAAAATGATGGACAAGATTGAAGTGGAATTAAACCAATTAAAACTCCAAGAAAAATAGATCCAATAACTGTAAAAACAGCTGATATTGAAATTAAAATATTTTTTAATGATATTGAGCAATGCATTTTGTAAAACTTTTAATTTTACTTTATAAAATAATATTGTTCTAAATCATTTAAAAATAATAAATCATTTAAAATATTTTCAATTAAAATTATTAATGGAATTAATTGATAAAGATTCTCTTCTTAACATATTTTTTCATTGTTATCCACCATATCTTTTATCTTATAAAATAGTATGTAAAAAATGGAATTTGATTTTAACTAGAGATTTTTTGATTAAAAGATTATGTTTTTATTATAAAGAAGAAATGAATGGACGTACTTATTGTTGCAATGAAATTCTATCGTCAAAAATAATGATAAAATTTGATTCTGAATATATGATTTTAATTTATAATTATTCAAATAAACCAATATCGCAATCTTATCGTCACCATCCTGGAACTTGGATGAGATCAGATTTGCCAATCCATAAAAATTTAAAATCTAGAGAAATAATATTCCGAACTATTATTAATAATTATAAATTAAAATTAATAATTGATAAAGAAGGAAATTTAAATTTACATTTTGATGACTTGGAAAAAACATTACTTTTATATTTTTGCGAAAATATCATTTTCAAATGTCGACTTATTGATATTTCACCTCCATTAGATTTTTTTCCTATATTTGATATTTTTCCATCTTCTGAAATAAATTGTAAATTTTCTTCAAAAGGAAAATGTTTATATAAGCAAACTTATGATATTATTGAAAAATTGACAAAAAAATTATTATAATTTATTATATTCAAATAAAATTTAATTTTTATTTATATTTAATTTTAATCATAAAAAAAGTATAATAATTTATTAAATCATTTAAAAAATTTTATTAAATCATTTAAAAAATTATTAAATCATTTAATATTTTTAATAAAAATTCTATAAAATGGAATTAATATCGCCAAAAAAACGTAAAGATTCAATTGAATCAAAAAAATATGCTATTGGATTTAATTCTGATGATGATGAACAAGAGATTATAAAAAGAATTAAAATTTTAAAAAAAGAAACAGAAGTTAAATTATTTATTCCACAAGAAATTTGGAATATTATACTTTCAATTGTATATCCTGATATCTTAAATTGTAATTGGATCACATTTCCAAAAGTGTGTAGATCATTTAGAAAAATATTTAATCATGATTCTTTATGGAAATTGTTTATTTCAAATTGTGAATTTCCTGCAATTTTCTATAATTTCAATATTATTCATTTTTCTATATGTCAGTGTGAAATTATATGTCAGAGTGAAAATCAATGGAAATATCAAAAAGAAAAGATTCCAATTACAAACGAAAATATAAGAAAATTTGTTATTGATCGCATAAAAATTTTGAAAGCTAAAAAATATTTTCATATGGAATCAGATCGATTTAAAGGAGATATCACAAGTATTGCATCAATTTATTTAAAGTTTGGTTCTCGATATTTGGATAATGAATATTATATACGTGAATGTATTTTAAGATTTAATGAAATTTCAGAAAATATAATTAATCCAGTAAAAGATTTTGAAGGATATAATATAGGTTGTTGGGATATTGATGATAGAGAGGATGAATATCATATTTTTAATTTTCAAGTTGCTGAAGAAAAAGACTTATTTCCTTATGGTTTTTCTCATCTTAGTGAAAAAGACTTATTTCCTATTGATATTCCGAATAACTTGGAATCTTTAAAAATTTCTTTAAATATTTTGAGATATATGAAATTTCAAGAAATTCCTGAAAAAAAAAAAATTACAAGACCTCCATCTAGTGCCGGAAATACTCCACCTTATCAATCATCTCCATATGAACTTACTCCTCCTTTTTAGATAAAAATTCATTTGTATGTATGGGAAAAATATTAAGTGATTTAGAATATACTTTAATAAAAAAATAATTTGATACATGTAGCAAAATATTGAAGAAATACTGAAAATATAAATGCCAATCTCTAATTGTCAATCGAGCATTTGGTTGGATATAATGGTTATGTCATTGATATTGATAGCATTGAGTCCAGTATATTTACAAAACTTCTAATAAATTAGATTATCTGGTCCATAATTCCAATAGAAAGAACCAAATCTAATGCAATGGCAATGGCATTAGTGAAAGGAAAAAGAGTAGAAGATCTGAGGAATTATGAATTTGCTGTTACTCCAGGTAATTTCATCTAAATTTTAATTAATAAATAGGAATAATTTCTGTCACTTCTGCTGTTGTTTTAATTATACTTGGTATAGCAATATTTATATTTTATCGATATATGAAAGCTTTATTTTATGAACAATGTTTGTAATAAAATTTATTTTGAATCAAGATAGAAATCATAAATTTTTTTATGTTTATATGATTTGGTAATATTTATAAAATCTGTCTCAAAAAAATAAGATCTTAATTTTGTTGGATGAATCTTGTGCTTAAATAATTCAATAATTCTTTCTATAAATTTTGGAGATTTATTCAAAAATGATGAAATCCACTTTTGAATCAAATTTTTATCATATAAAATAGTTTTTTCAATAAATTCTGGCATTTGAGAATATTCTAATAACAGACATTCCTTATCAATCAAATCCAAAAAATCATATTTTAGAAAATCTTCAATATAAAATTTGTTATGAATTTGATAATTCATTAAAATTACTTTCCAATAAAGTAAACATATCCTTTTGTATTTTAATATAATAAAATTGGGATATTTTTTCAAATTAAAATTAAAATTAAAATTAAAAATATATGAATCTTTTGGTTTTTTAATTTTAATATTGTTGACTAAACAATATTCTAAATATATTTCTAAATAATTCATTATTTCAGTAAATGTTTCTAGATCAAATAAACATTTTACTTTCATATATAACAAATGATAAATTTTTTTCGGATCATAATTATCAAACATGCACTTTATCTTATTTATAAATATAGGTTCATGATGGTATTTTAAGATTTTAATATGAATATTTTCTCTAAAAAGATACTCATAATTTAAATGATTAACCGATGTACATATTAATTTTTTTAGTTTTGGAAAATTATTTATATTAATTATTAATGGAGATTGTAATATTTCAATATTATTGCTCGAAATATCTAATATCGATTCAAAATTTCCATAAGAAATATAAGACATATATAATTCAACTATTTTTGTATATTTACATACATATAAAAATAAAGTTCTTAAAACATCAAAATCTAATGCAATATCCAATTTATATAAATTTGGAAATTGTTGAATAAATGTAAAAACCTTATCATTAAATCGACCAATCTTCAGAGTTTTTAAATTAGGAATTGTTTTAAAATTAATTGCATCTGGACAAATCAAATATTTTAATTTTGGAGCATTAATTACTCCTTTAATATTATTTCTAATTTCTAAAAATTCTAGATTTATTAAATCCATATATAAATCCAATATTTCAGTAATGTCAATTATTAATTTTTTTAAAATAGAAGATGAAAATGATTGATAAAAATGCCTGCAACTTATATTGACTTTCGTCATTTGTATTTTTTTATGTTCTTCATAAGTTTTTATCGAATCAATAGTACGCACCTTTCCATTTTGATCAGAATATGGAAAAAAATCTAGATCATTAATATGATCCCAAATGAAATAATTCCAAAATTTGCAGACATTAGAAACGTATATAAAATTTTTTGGAATATAATTAAATATATCAATCATAATATCTATTGGAATATTAAAAGATCCATCATTATTAAAAAATATATTCTCCTTTTTATATATTATTTCCATTTATAAATACAATTTTTTTATTTTTTTATAAATCATTTAATATTTTTTTATAAATCATTTAATATTTGAATCTAACAGAATTTATTATAAAATAATGGCTTTTGATTTGTAAATGAATTTTTTTGTTTGATTAAAAAATAATTTAAATTGCTGGTTATTTGTTTCTAATGGATCTAAAGGATCTAAACCCAAAATTGAATGCAATAAATTGGATTTATTTAAATGATTTTTAAATAAATTAAATAATTTAATTGCTATTTCTGGATATTTTTTTGAATATGTTTGAATCCAATAAATATAAAGTATTGGATTATATATTAATGTTTTATTTACAAAATAATTAGAATTTATATAATCCAATAAAAATGTTGATTTTTCTATTGCATTTGATGTATTATATTCTAAAAAAGATTCTATATAGAATTTATTTTTTAATTGATAATTCATTAAAATTGTTTTCCAATATAACATAAAAACAATTTTATATTTTAATAAAAATATATCCGGAATATTATTTATATCTAATGAAAAAAATGATGAATATTTTGGTTCCTCAATTTCTAATTGTTTATTTAAACAATTTTCAAAATGAAATTCTAACCATTTTAATAATAATTTAAAATTTTCTCCATTTTTATAAAAATAATATGTTACATAAGGTAAATATTTTCCTTTAAATTCACTATAATTACTAAATAAATCAATTATTTGTGCACCACTAAATCTATGCAAAAATTCATTTTCCATTATTAAATTGAGATTTTCTACATTCGATTTTGATATAATATATGATATTGAACTTAATGAATTATACCTAGAAATATTCCAATATTCAAGTTTTGGAAATAAATCAATATTTATTAAATATCTTATATCTAAATATTTTATACTATTACTTGATATAGTTAAAAAATCAGATTCAGTTATTGGATAAATACCACCAAGAATAGAAAGTCTTTCAATTTTTGTAAATTCACACACATATTTAAATAATTTAATTGGTCTACAATTAAAAATTTTTGCTTTTAATGATAAAAGTGTTGGAAATTTTGAAATATAAATCATAATTTGATCTGAAGAATCGTGATTTATATCAAGTATTTTTAATGGAGGAGATTTTTTAAAATTAATTATTGATTCACATTTTAAATATTCGAGTTTTGGAGTTTCTAATATTGTAATAAAATTTCCATCTAAAATTAAACTTTCTAAATTTGGAAATTCTGCAATTAATTTTATATTTCCTTTAAAAAATTTGCATATTCTTAATTTCTTTAATAAATTGTATTTTGGCATTTCATAAACAACACAATAATCAGCTTCTATTTTTTCATTTATTTTTTGATCATTTTCATATATTTTTAATTCCATTTTAGTTTTTTCATTATTAATAAAATATCCAATATTTTCCAAAATAATTGGTTTTATTTTTCCATTATGATCTGAATATGGAAAAAAATCAAGTTCATTTACATGTTCTAAAAAGAATTTATTCCAATATTTACAAGTTAAAGAAATCCAAATATATTCTTTTTTTAAATAATTAAATATAATAAACATAATATCTATTGGAAAATTAAAACTTCCATCATTATTAAAAATATATTTTTCCATTTTTTTTAATATAAATAACTTTTTGTTGTGTATTTTTATTAATTAAAACTTTTCAAAAGATAAAAAAAGAAATATATGGAAGATTTTTTAAATAATAAAATTAAAATTTTGAATATCAAAGAATTTGATTTTTCGAAAATAATAATAACATTTATTGATACTGAAAATGATTCAAAAAAAATTTTAAAATTTGATTATCAAGAAAAAAATAATTCTTTATTAATTGAATTGAAAGATGTTTTCATTAAATTTCATAATTTCGATAATAATACATATTATATGGAATTACAATGGAATAATAATTTAAATGATTTTTTTAATAATCTAAAAAATTTCATAATGGAGAAAATATCAACATTAAATCAATCAAATAATAAAAAATATAATATAAAGAATTTGAATTTATCATCTTTTGAAAATGATGAATTATCTCCAATATTAATTTCAAGTTTAGAATTAA